GACTCCGACCAGAATGTCGATGCCATCGTTGATTACTACTACAAGCTGATTGAGTTGAAGGATGCCCTCGTACAAGCCGACTTGATGGACACGGATGACGTATATGATATCTACGGAGCCGTAAAAGATGTCATAGATGAAATCGGCCCGTCTGTAAAGGAGTATGTTGAGGCCAACTCTTGGTTTGTTGACGAGGTACAGAATGGTCAAGAAGCGGTGGAAGAGGCCGCAGTTGCGTATCAGGCATCTCTTTCTGACTTGGCTGATACGATATCCAGCCTTAAATCTGCGTATGACCTGCTCAAAACCGCGCAGGATGAGATGGCAGACGGCGGAGGGTTGTCCACCGACACCATAAAAGCTCTGGCTGACTCTGAGGAGAGTTATCTCGATTATCTCTATGAGGAGAACGGCATCATTAAGCTCAACACCGAGGCATGGAAAGAAAATGCCAACGCCAAAATGCAAGGCGAAATGGTGGATATCCAAAAAGAGATTGATTCTCTGGAGGAACGAAACAACGTTCTCACTGATACCCTGGAAATCTACCGAGCAAATCAGCATATGAGCGGTGGCAACACCTCGATGATGGATGCGTGGGATAAGCAGATTCAGGAAGTCACCGATGAAATCAATGCGAATACGGCTGCTATTAACGCAAACCAAAATAAACTGGATTTGTATAATGCTCTGTATGGTAGCATAACAGGTGACCTTAACGCTTATTCTGCGGCGCTGGCAAATTTCTCCAACGTGGCGAACACGGTCGATTCCATCTCTAACTCGTTCCAAACCCTTGCCGACCTGCAGTCCGAGGTCGCCAACGGGTTTGCTATGTCTCTGGATAAGGCGTTGGAGTTCGCTTCTGTCTATCCTGAGATTCTCAATAACGCACAGGTGTCCGCCGACGGCCAAGTCCTCTTAAATGAAGATGTGGTCAATTCCTTCCTCCAGGGGAAGAAGGCGGAGCTTGACGCTCAAATCGACGCCCAGATTGCACAGCTCGAAGCGGATAAGGCGGTTCTTAAAGCGAAGATGGAGGCCGCTCAGGCTCAGCTCGACCTGGCTAAGAATGTTGGTGAGGGCGAAGGCCAAATTGCCAAGGAGCTGGCCGAGTACCGTATCAACGCCGGTAACGCTGTTGCCCAGGCGATGATTGACGCTGGAATCGACGAGGCTACGGCATTTAAGCTGGCCGCTGCCGCCATGGCCCAGAATGCCGAGGAGTTCGACCGTGTGGCAATGGAGGTCTGTACCGATGTAAACGGCAACTTCAATCAGGCCGCTTTCGACTTGGCGCAGACCATGTACAAAAACCTGACCAATGTGAAGACAGACCTGGCATCTGTGGCCCGGCAGGCTCACGAAACCGCAAAGGCTATTGCTGGCGTCGCTAACGGTTCTGTTTCTGGTTCCTCTGCTGTACAGGGTGGTTCCGGCGGCGGTACAGGTAGCAGTGGCATCAAGCTCAACCTAACGAGCGGTAGCTTTGAGGGGACGGAATATACCTATACCGCAAAAGAATCTGGCCTTGAAGACTTCATTTCTCAGATTGAGCTTGACATCTCGAACTATCAAGATGCGATTGCTCAGATTGACGGCCAGATTGCCGTACTGCAAACGCTCAAAAACGCACCACTCAAGAGTTTCAGGAGTGACCGAAAGGGCGGCAGTGGCAGTAGTGGCGGAAGTGACACCACGAAGGATGTTGAGGAGTACATCGCTGCTATCGACGATTACCGCGAGGCAATCGAGCGGCTGAACCGCATCCAAATCAAGCATTCTGAGTTGGAGCTTCAGCTTTCCAACACAGATGATTTGCGGGAGCAGATTCGACTTCAGGAAGAGTTGGTCAATGTCTATCGAGACGAGCAGGACGCACTTCATAACCTCAATAACCTGCGGGATGAAACCATATCTGCTGGAGCAGACGCACTTCGTCAGCTTGGCTTCTTGGTTGAATACAATCCAGACACCAACAAGTTCTTCATTGAGAACCTTGAGCACCTGAATGAGCTTGTTGCTGATAGTCAAGGCGAGTATGACTCCATGCAGGAGGCTACTAACGCTTTGCGGAAGGAGACCGAGGAGCTAATCAGTACCCTTGACTCCCTAAACGAGGAGAACCAGAAAAACTCTGAGTCTTGGGCGAAGTTGAAGAACTCTATTCGTGAGGCGAAAATCACTGTCATCGACGCATTAAAGCAAATCGTTACTGAGGCTTCTGACGCCGTGGACGAAATTCAGAATGTCTACGACACACTGAAAGCTGCAGCAGATGAATATGCGGAAGATGGCTTTATCTCCGTTGATGTGTATCAAAAGATTATTGACCTTGGCCCACAGTATATGCAATTCCTCCAAGATGAGAACGGTTTACTGGTCATCAATGAGGAGAACATCAATAAAGTCATCGCTGCTCGTACTCGGCAGCTTGCCGCTGAACAGGCTGTGACTTATGTGGAACGACTTCGACTGGCGCTCCAAAAGGGTTCCATTGAGAACCTGAACACCCTGCTCTACGCAACCACAGAGGCGACAGACGCCATGTTTGGCCTTGCCTATGCGGAGCTTGCACTGATGCACTCCCTGGGCGATTTGGACGATGAGCAGTATGCGGCAGCGCTCCATAACATTGAGTCTATCGAGTCTTTGGCAAACACTGCTATCGCCAGTATTGGACAAGTGGCCGGAGAATCCAGCGAAAAAGTCCGTGAAGAACTGGAAAAGATGAAGTCCGGTATTGATGACATCCTCAAGTACGTCATGGATATGCTGAAACATCGTATTCAGCAGCAGATTGACGCCCTTGAGGAGCTGAAAGACGCCTATGCCGACATCATCGACCTCCGTAAAGAGGCTCTTGATGCAGCAAAGAAGGAAGCTGAGTACGAGGATAAGGTCGCCGATAAAGTAAAGCAGATTGCGAAGCTCCAGGAGAGAATCAACGCACTTTCTCTGGATGACAGCCGGGATGCGCAGGCGCAGAAAATCAAGCTGGAAGAAGAGCTTGCTGACCTCCAAAAGGAGTTAGCTGACGACCAGTCCGATTATGCGGTCGATGCGCAGAAGGAAGCTCTCGACGATATGCAGACTGCATACGAGAACGAGAAAGACGCAGAGATTAAGACTCTGGAGGAGACCATCAGCAGCTACCAGAAGCTGTACGACATGGCTATCGACTACATCGAGAACCATTGGAACACGCTGTATGACGAGCTGATTGCTTGGAATACAGAGTACGGTTCTGTGCTGAACTCCGAAATCACCGAGGCGTGGAATAACTGTTTGGCAGCCGCCCAACGGTATGGCAGTTATGTGGCGGCGTTGAATAATATCGACGCTGATATCGCAGCGCAAACCGGCGGAAGCGGCGGCTCCTCTGGCCCCAGCGGAAACACCAATAACACCGTTGTTGGCACCACCGGCAATCATAGTGCAAGTTCTAAAGAGGACGCTATCCATGCTATCATCAAAGAGATGTATGCCAATAGCCAAGAGCATCACACAGCCACCCAGGAGCGCAAGAAATGGCTTGACAACCGTAACTTGCAGCTCGGCACGATGCTGGCTCAGTATGGCGTTAAGACCCACCGTGACAACGGCACTTGGTACATGGATGGCTCCAGTGAGTTGCTTTACGATAAGTACAAAAAGTACATCTATCATAAGGGCGGCATTGCTGGCGACAACCCAACTCTCAAGCAGAATGAAATCATGGCAGTGCTCGAAAAGGGCGAAGCTGTACTGGATGACAAGAAACAGCAGGAGCTGCACCGACTGATTCAGTTTACGACTAAACTGTCAGATGAGTTTGGTGAACTGATGAAGTCTACTGCTATGCCTCGTGTTTCTGCTGGCGGCGATGCTATTGCAGATGCAAAGTCTGATGCACTACCCAATATCTCCAACAATGAGGTCAATATTGAGATTGGGCCAACTTATATCTATGGTACGAACGAAGATACCGTGGAGCAGCATCGTGAAGTGACACGCAAGTTCACAAATGAGATTCTCAGTAAGATAAATATCAAGCGATAAGCGTGAGGAGGGAGATTTTTGCGGTCTCCCTCCTCCACATTTTTATGAGGAGATGATGAGCTATAGAAACGACCACCTATTTACGGGAAACTATCAAATCAATATTTGGTGGCAGAGAAATCAGCTTTACCAATTTGATGCCACAGTACGATGAGCAGAAGAAAGAGAAGATTCGTACTGAGATTGAGCGGGGGCTTTACGATATCTTCGCTAAATACGTTCCGGCGACTTGAACTTCAAGGGCGACTGCGGTATAATGATGCCGTTAGTGGCCCTTTTCTGTATGAAAGGGGTATGTACGAGAATGGTTGACGCCATTTACACTCGGCAGTCGGTAGACAAAGCAGACAGCATATCTATCGAGAGCCAAATGGAATTTTGCAAATACGAAACAAGAGGAGGAGAGTTTACCTGCTATAGTGACCGGGGGTTCTCCGGCAAGAATACGGACAGGCCAGACTTCCAGCGGATGATGAGCGATATCAAGGCTGGGCAAATCAAGCGGGTCATCGTCTACAAGCTGGACAGAATCAGCCGTTCCATCCTCGACTTTGCATCCATGATGGAGGAGTTTGGGAAGTATGGTGTGGAGTTTGTGAGCTGCACGGAGAAGTTTGACACTTCGACTCCCATGGGGAGGGCTATGCTCAATATCTGCATTGTCTTTGCACAGCTCGAACGTGAGACGATTCAGATGAGAGTGACCGATGCGTATATCTCCCGGTCGAAACACGGCTTTTTCATGGGTGGGAAAGTTCCATACGGGTTCAAACTGGAGCCGTACTCCATTGGAGGGAAAAAGACCTCCCACTATGTGGTCGTTCCAGAAGAAGCTGAAATCATCAAACTCATTTACCAGATGTACGCACAGCCCCAGACTTCGTTGGGAGACCTTATGCGCTACCTTGCCAATGAGGGAATCCTCACACGGCGCGGAAAGAATTGGAATAGGACGCAGATTGGCGAGATGCTGAAGAATCCGGCCTATCTTATGGCCGACTTGGATGTGTATGAGTTCTATAAATCCCAGGGTACGAACATCATAAACGACCCATCCGAGTTCATTGGCACAAATGGCTGCTACCTCTACAACAGCCAAGATGCAAAGGCACATAAGAAACAGTCCTTGGAAGGACAGACACTGGTAATTGCACCGCACGAGGGCTTTGTGCCATCCAGAGATTGGATAGCTGCTCGCAAGAAGTGTCTTAACAACAGGTGCTTCTCTACCTCCACAAAGGCAAAGAACTCCTGGCTGGTGGGGAAAGCCAAATGCGGAAAGTGTGGTCATTCATTGTTTGTGAAGTACAATGATTGCAGTTCTATTCGTTATTTCCGCTGTGGCAACTACCTTAACAACCGGGGATGCGAGGGTATCAGTTGTGTCCGTACCCATGAATTGGAGGACTTTGTTTTCAAGGCTATGGAGCAGCGATTGAAAGAGTTTGAGGTGCTTTCCTCCGCAGAAGAGAATCGTGAGAACCCTAAACTGAATGAGCTGCGTGTCCAAGAGCAGCAGGTCAATGCGGAGATTGACACCCTTATGGATAAGGTCTTGCAGGCTGATGGCCCGCTTATGGAGTACATCAACAAGCGAGTTGCGGAGTTGGATGCAAAGAAGCAGGAGCTGCTGAAGTCCATTCGGGAGCTATCCGTTGTTGACCAGCCGACAGATGTTGCGAACATCAAAGGTTATCTCTCCAAATGGGATGAGCTGACTTTGGAGGACAGGCGCAATGTCGTGAATCTGTTGATTATGATGGTCAAGGTCACTGAGGACAGCATTGAGATTGTCTGGAAGGTTTGATGTTCACTGTGTTTGTAATGCTTTGCCGTCACCCTTGTCATGGAGCGCGAAGTCGGCGCACATTCCCCCTGCTACAAAATTGTCTTTGACGAAAGCCCGAACAAGTGCCAACTGCTCCGCTCTGGACAGTTCCACGGGAAGGGCAACTTCGATTTCACGGGCAAGCTGGGCATCGCTGGAC